TTTTCTATTTGATGGTCTATTTTCTTCAAACCATTCAACGATTGCGTTGATTGCCCATACTGACCCCGACGCTAACATACCATCAAAGAACCATGAGTAATACTTGTGAACTCCGAGTAATTCGTGTACAGGTGAATATAAGAAAATTCCGTAGAAAAATCCAATCCATGTTGATGCACACATCATACATTTAATCATGTCACTTACGAAGATAAAAAATCCACGTAAAGGAAATTTTGGTGTGTTTGATGCTTTGTTAATTAAATTTCTTGGTCCGTTAAAGATTGAACCATAAACTAAGATGTTGCTTATCCCATAAGCCATAATCATCCATAATAATAATTGTGTCATATTTTTTTAAATTGTTTTGTTATTTTGTCTCACCTCTTCTTCATCAATAAGTTGATTAAGTTCTTTTGTAACCCATTCTAAATTATTTTCCGATATTGGCATTTCCTTTATTTCCTCAAGCAGGTTGTTTTTATTTTGTTCTGCTTCTTCTTTTGTCCATTTTTTATTTTCCACGGTTTATATTTTTTAATTGTTTTATTTATATAATTTATCGTCAAGGTTTGACCCTTTTAAGTAGACGGCTTGTTTATTATCTTGGAACTTTTGAATCTCCTGAATCGTCTGTTCCAATTCTCTTATTTTTTTGTCTTTCTCCAACGTTTCCTGTCTAACTTTGGCTAAAGTGTTTTGTAATGCATCAAGTTTAGACTTTGATAAATTGTCCATTATTTCCTTCTCTACAACCACTTCTACTATCTTTTCCACAGGTGGTCTGTCTAGTTGTTTATCTAGTTCTTGTCTAAGTCTATCTAATTCTTCATCTTTCTTAGACATTTTATTTTGGAAAATATTTTCCATTTCATCGGTCTTAGTGGAAAATGTTTGTACTTGTTCTTCCAATTCTTGTGTTTTAGTGGAAAATAATTGTTTGTCTAATTCCAACTGTTGTATTTTTAACAACAGTTCATTTGTCTTAGTATCGTCACTAATATATTCTGTTTTTGTAACAACAATTTCAACAGGAACCTCCTTTACCACTTCTTTGATTACCACCTTTTCAACTGGTATTTCTTTGGTTATTTCAATAATTTTTTCAACCACTCTGTCAACAGGAACCTCCTTAATAACCTCAACTAATTTTTCAACTATTACTTCTTTGGTTACAATTTTTTCTACAGGAACCTCAACATATTCAATTTTAACAACTTCTTTAATAACCTCAACAGGTATTTCCACCCGTTTTTCAACAATTACCTCTTTTACCACCTGTTTTTCTTGAACTCCACCCGTATTTCCTAAAAGTCCGTACTTTTCAATCTTGAATCCTTCCAAATAAGATTTCTTAACTATTTCAGTTTCATCTAATTCATTAAGTTTACAATAACTCTTTAAATCTTTTTGCTCGTTGGTTGTGAGGTTTATTTTGATTTCCATTAGAAATTCAATAACTTTTCTGTTCCGTCAACTAAATCCTCAATTGAGGATATTTGAAACTTTAAGAATGGTTTATTGTTTGGTAAATCAACAAAATCATATTGGTCTGTTTCAACATCATATACACCATAACCGTGTTTTCTAATTGTCTCTCCAAAGTTCTGTTGAATTGTTGAACCAATTTGAATAATTGGTATTTGTTTTTTTAATTTAATTTTTCCCATTCTAATAAATGTTTATATTTTAATTTATTTTTTTCTGTAAAAAAATTTAACATATATTGGATATTATTTTTGTTACAATATTCTTTAATAGAAATTATTTGTTTTTTTAATTTTTCTTCGTCTCTACTCCACCCTTTAATTTCTTCAATAAAAATATCTCCGTTTTTTTTTACAATATAAAAATCTGGAATATGTCGTCTAATTTGTCCTTCTAATTCATACTCAACACAAATTTTGTGTTTTTTTGTCCAAAGTTTAACGTCAATATCATTGTCTAATTCGACCATTCTTAATAGTTCCCAACTAGAATCATAAAATTCAAGTTGGTTTGTTTTATTACTAAGATATTCCCCATCACAATAAACATTTTCCCCATTTTTAATTCTTTCAACATTCGCCTTTGATATTTTTTCTCTAAATTCTTCAGTGTGCCAATCCATAGAACCATTTTCTAATCTATGTTTATCAAAAAACCTTAAATGTTTTTCTAACCTTTCTTTATTTTCCCAACTTTTTTTTACGTTCTGTTTTATTTTTTTTTTAGCATCATCAGTATGTATAAACATGTTAGGTTTTCGATTACCATAATTGGGATTATTTTCCCCTAACATACGATGTTTTTGCCAATTAACTTGACATTTACGGCTACAAAACTTTTTTAACCCATTTGGTAATTTTTCAAATGTTTTTGTACATCCACTAAATTCACATTCGGTAATTATTTTTATTTGTTTTTTTTTAGATTGCCCACATATTTTAGAACAATTTTTTTGATTTTTTTTTGTTGTTGTAAATTCAACATTACAACATTCACATACTTTTATCATGTTTGGTATTTTTTGGTGATATTCTATAAATATCACCAAATATCACTAAATCACATTTTCCCAACCTTTTTTTATATACTCGTCTAAAAATTCTTCATCAATCTCAATAGTAGATTCGGTGTAAATAATTTGACGTTTGTGAATATCACCACAAAGACTTATTTGAAGACCATTAAACTTACTAGAATCAAAAGATTCCTCACCAAAACTAAAACCTAAATCGGTCTTTAATCCATTTATTGGTCCGTGAAATAACCCGATATTAATTCTACTATTTTGAGGGATATCAGGTGGAATATTATGGTCCATTAACGAATAAACACACCAATTAATATTATCATCCTCATAAACTCCACGATTTTTTAAGTAAACAATATTCTCATTATTTAATGAATCAATAATTGGTGTTAGGGCATCTAATCTAGTGTTATTACTTTCAAGAAAGTCATGATTACCTATGATAACAATAGTTTTGGCAATTTTAGCACATTCAGATAATACCCAAGCAACAAATTCAATTAATTCTGGTGTCATCTGATTTTTTGAATGTACCAAGTCTCCTGTAAACACAATACGGTCAGGTCGGATGGATGCCCACTCCTTTAACGCGGTTTCAAGTATTCCACGATATAACTCGTGGTCTTTAAATAATCTGATATGTAAATCAGAAAAATGTACTAATCTCTTAATCATTTAAGGTTAACTTCGTTTCTTCGGTTTCCTCAAAAGGATTAAACCCTTTGTTTATGTGACCACAAGAATCACATTTGTAAATTGGGAATGGTACTGTTGTATCTTCAGGTGAACCTGTTAAAAGTTTTGATACTTTTTTAACGTAGATTACTTCTTTAAAGTAAATCCCTTCACATTTTTCACATTTGATTGTTTCACAATCTCTTAAATTAATTTTTGGTTTTTCAAGTTCCATCATATTGTTTCTATTCTAAAAATATAGTAAATTTTTTTTATTTTTCAAAGTATTGTTTAACATTCATATCGAGTACTGTGTCGATAATTTGTTTTGGAACTCTAAACTCTTCAAATTGTGTATCATCTCTTAAGTGAGTGATAATACAACCATATAGTTTTAAGTTCTCATATTTGGTACCTTTCAACATCTTAAGTAATAACTTACCATATAAAGGTAATTGAACAAAATAATGTCCTAAAGCTGTGTCATCATAGTTTTGAAATGGTGATAACATTTTCTTGGTATATTGAGTTACTTTAAAGTTCTTTGGCTTGTTTGTCTTCCAATCCGTAATCACCAATCCGAACTCAGTACCTTCTTTATTCATAATTAACCATACCTTATCGGGTTGTCCGGTATAACCTAACTCAGGGTCTCCTAACACCATCTCCGTATCTAATAGAACCGCTCCTCGTTGAATCATTAACTCAAGATAGTTTTTTCCTGCGGTAATCATATTATCACCCTTCATAATCTGAGTTAAATCACAATCAAAGATTGGTTGTCTAACTTCTTTGTATGAACCGAATCGGTCGATAGCATCTTTCTCCAAGACAAAATGAACCCTACTACCCATATTTGTAGAATAGTCACCAGCAGCACCCCACTCTTCAATCAGTTCTTGTTGACGTTGTGGGTCACCACCGGCAACCTTTAACGCAACTTGTTCTGTTGCAAACTCGGTATAAAACTTTTTGATTACTTTTGATACAGACGGAAAGTTTGATTTAACTTCACCATCCAAATCTTTCATATAGTAGATGTGTTTGTCCTCAATAAATGAAAGGTCTAACTCTTTTTGTTTTTGTGAGACAATGTCTCTAATTTCTTTTGAAATCTCTTTTAAATCCATATTTTTATTTATTAAGACAAAGGTAATCAAATAATTCGTATTTCCAAATTATCTTATAACATAGTAATATTCATCAATTTGACCCTTTAAGTCACAAATATCCTTATCAATAGGTAATTTAATGATTTTTATCTTATTATACAACCTTCCACCGTTTAGTTCGTGATACATTTTAAGTCCATTAGACCAAGCATCACCATCCGTACAAATAATAATACTACCATTTGCCTTCTCATATAAGGTCTCAAATAATAATTTACTTAAAGCTTTACCCAACATTGGAATACTGTTATCCAAGAAAAACCCGTCAAATACACCTTCAACCAAGTAAACATCTTTATCCCAATTAATTAACCTTTCATTGAAGATTATATCATCTTTTGGAACTGGAGGGTTTTTATATTTCATCTTACTTGATATCCAAGCTCTTGCAATAAAATAGTTTAATGTACCATCAATATCATATGAAGGAACAATAATCCTGTAAGCATAATCACCAGTAACGGTATATCCTATTTTATGTTTTTTAATGATTTCATCTGTGATACCTCGAGATTTAAGATATCTCATCGCTTCGATATGTGGAATGAATCTTGCATTGGAATCTTCA